CTGTGGCTTTATTTTTTGCGCCCGTTTCTGGGCACCACCCCCCCGAAACTCGAGCCGGGGAGGGGGTCGAGCGCGTGACGGTGTACGCTCAGAGGTATGAAAGGACGCAAGCCGAAGCCCACGCACCTGCGCTTGATCGAGGGAGTGGCCGGTCATCGGCCGTTAAATTTGGACGAACCGCAGCCCGAAGGCGAGCTGATCGACCCGCCGGACACGTTCTCGCCGGCGCAGCGCATCCTCTGGCAGGTCACGCTCAAGAATGCGCCGGAGGGCCTGCTGCGCAAGCTCGATGTCGCCGTGTTCGCGAGCTACATCGTGAATTACGCGGAGTTTCTCTTCGCGGCGCAGAAGATCGAGGAACTCGGGCCGATCGTCAAGCTCGACAATGGTCAGACGGCCCACAACCCGTATGAGGCGACCCGCAACCGCGCGAATGCGGCGATGTTGAAAGCCGCCGAGCAGCTCGGCTTCTCTCCCGCCTCGAGGGCGCGTGTCAAGGTTACGACCAAGCCGAAAAAACGGTCCGCGTTCGGCAAACTCAAGACGTTCGAGGTCTGACGGCGACTTCGTCGCCGTCGCGATCGGCTACGCCGAGGACGCGATCGACGATACGCGCGGCGAAACCTACGGCAAATGGGTGCGCCTGGCGGCGCGCCGGTTCATTGCCGACCTCAAACGCTCGCAGAATAAGCACCCGCCGTTCCTGTTTTCGGCAGGGCATGCCAACCGCCCGTGCGCTTTTGTGCAGGAATTGCCGCATGTCGAGGGCACCTGGGCGACGCCGAACATCACGTTGCACGCGAGCCAGGTGTTTTTCATCGTGAATCTCTTCGGTTTTCGCTCGCTCGACGGCAATCGGCGCTTCACCTCGGCGCTGTGGGCAGCGGCCAGAAAAAATGCAAAAAGTACCATCGCCGCGGCGCTCCTGCTCTACTGCCTGTGCTTCGAGAACGAGGAGGGCGCGCAGGTGCTGTCCGCCGCGACCACCGGCAGCCAGGCGCGCATCGTGTTCAACGTCGCGAAGCGCATGGTCGAGAGTCTCTCGGATCTGCGCGACGAATTCACGCTCGAGGCCTTCGCGAGCGCGATCGTGCGCTACGAGATCGGCGGCAATTTCAAGCCGATCAACTCCAAGGCCTCGACCCAGGACGGATTGAATCCCTCGCACGTGTCGTTGGATGAGATCCACGCGCACAAGACGCGGGATCTACTCGACGTGCTGCGCTCGGCCGCCGGCGGCCGGCTGGCGCCGCTGTTCCTCTACACCACCACCGAGGGCTACGAGAACCCGGGCCCGTGGAGCGAGTTGCGTGCGTTTGCGCACAATATTTTGAACGGCGTGGTGAAGGCCGATCACTTCCTCGCGCTCTATTACGCGGTCGATGAGGCGGACGATGACTTCGACGAGCGCGCCTGGGGCAAGGCGAACCCGCTGATGGCGGTCAATCCGCTGCTGCTAAGGGAGATCCGCAAGATGGCGATCGAGGCGCAGAGTATGCCCGGCGCGCTCGCGGAATTTCAGATCAAACGCTTGAACCGCCAGGCTGCGGCGGCGACCGGGTGGGTGGACCTGCGCCGCTGGCGGCGCTGCGCGGGGCCGGTGCCCTTGGATGAGCTCGTCGGCGTGCGCTGTTGGGGCGGTCTTGATCTTGCGAGCACGCGCGATATGAATGCTTGGCGGCTACTGTGGTTCAAGGACGGGATGTATTACACCTGGGGCCGCTACTGGGTGCCGGCGCTCGCCGTCGCGCAGCGTACCGAGCGCCGTTCGGTGTCGTATGCGGGCTGGGTCGCGGCCGGATTCTTGACCCAAACGGAGGGCGATGTGGCCGACTATGGCGTGATCCGGCGCGACATCATCGCGGATTGGGAGCGTTTTTCGCCCATCGGTGTAGCCTATGATCCCTGGAACGCGACGCAACTCGCGCTCGAACTCGCCGACGCGGGAGTCCCGATGCAGAAATTCATTCAGGGGCCGCGCTCGTATCACCCGGCGATGCAGGCCTGCGAAATCGCCTACATTTCGGGGCGGCTGCGTCACGGTGGCGATCCGGTGCTGCTGTGGAACGCCGCCAATATCGTCGCTAGCAAACGCGGTGAGAATCAGAACATGATGCCCGACAAGAAGCGCAGCGCCGACAAGATCGACGGCATGGCGGCGCTCATCATGGGCTTTGGCCTGGCCGCGGCCAGCGATCTCGACGACGCGGACGCCAACGCCTTCTTCGCCAAGCCGGTGCGCGCGTGAATGTCGGCTCGACGCTGCGGAAAAAAACCGCGGAATTCTTCAACTCGATGTTCGACTACGGCGGCGGCGCGATCGCCGGCGGCTTCTACCCGGTGCAGACGGGGGGCATGGCCCGCCCGCCGATCAACGCGGCACGCGCCAACACCGGGCGGATCATCACCCCGCAAGCGGCGCTGTCGATCGCCGCGGCCTGGGCCTGCGTGTGGCTGATCGCGGATACCATCTCGACGCTGCCGTTCATTTTGAACCGCCGCAAGGGCTCAGCCTTCGGTGCGCCGGCCACCGACCTGCCGCTCTATACCGTGCTGCACGATGCGCCCAACGATCAAATGTCGAGTTGCGAGTTCTGGCAGGTGATGATTGCCTCCGACATGCTGTGGGGCAACGGCTATGCGCGCAAGACCACCAACGTCAACGGCGATGTGATTTCGTTGGACCCGATGCGCCCGGAGTACATGGTGCCGTACCGCGCGCCGCCCTCGGGCGTGATCCGCTACAAGTACTATTCCCCCTTGGGCACCCAGGACTATTCGGCCGACCAAATCTTCCATCTGAAGGACCGCACCGTCGATGGCCTGGTCGGGCTCTCCCGCATCGAGTACGCCAGGAACTCCCTAGGCATCGCCTGGGCGGCGGACGAGGCGACCTCGGATACCTTCAGGAACGGCCTGCGCTCGGGCGGCTTCGTGCAGTCGGAGAAGTACCTCAAAAAAGAGCAGCGCGACCAACTCTCCGAGAGCCTGCAGGCGTTCGCCACCGGCAACGTGAAGGCGGGCGGCATGATGGTCCTCGAGGGCGGGCTCGATTTTAAGCCGCTCACCATGAACCCGCAGGACGTGCAGCTCTTGGCGTCCCGCCAGTTCGCGGTCGAGGACGTGTGCCGGTGGTTCGCCGTTCCGCCGGTGCTGATCGGCCACGCCGCAGCGGGCGTCACCGCCTGGGGCACCGGCATCGAGCAGCTGATGCTCGGCTGGCTCGCCTTGAGCCTGCGCCCGTATGTGCGGCGCATCGAGCAGGCGGCGCTGCGGGCGCTGATCGCGCCGGCCGATCGGTTGACGCAATACCTCACCGTCGACACCGATGATCTCCTCGGCGCGGACTCGGCCGCGCGCGCTGCCCTGTATTCAACGCTTTCGCAAAACGGCATCATGACGCGCAACGAAATCCGCGGGCGCGAGGATTTGCCGCCGCTGCCCGGCGGCGATGTGCTCACCGTGCAGAGTAATTTGATCCCGATCGACCAGCTCGGGAAGACGCCGCCGGCCCAGACACCCGCGGGCTTCGGAGAGCCCCCTAAAACACCCAAGGCACCGCCATGAAGCTCAAGCATCGCCAGTTCGGATTCGACTTGAAGGCGCTCGACGAGAAGGGCAGCTTCGCAGGCTACGGCTCGGTGTTCGGGAATGCCGATTCTTACCGCGACGTGGTGATGCCGGGCGCGTTTGCCGCCTCGCTCGCCGACTGGCAAGAACGCGAGGCGCTGCCGCCGATCCTCTGGCAGCACAATACCGACCAGCCGATCGGGCCGTTCACCAGCATGGCCGAGGATGGCAACGGCCTCTACGTCGAGGGGCAGCTGCTGATCAAGGACGTGCAGCAGGCGAAAGAGGCCTATGCGCTCATGAAGGCCAAGGCGGTGCGCGGCATGTCGATCGGCTATCAGACCATCGAGGAAATGTACGATGGCAAGACCAACGTCAACCGGCTGCTGGAAATCGACCTGTGGGAAGTGTCGATCGTCACCTTCCCGGCGAACGTCGAAGCCACGGTCAGCCAGATCAAGTCGATACTCGCGGGCGGCCGGTTGCCGACCCTCGCTGAATTTGAGGCCAACCTTCGCGATGAAGGCTGGTCGAGAACCCAGGCCACGATCATTGCCGGTAAGGGCCTGCGGGAATTGCTGAAGCAGCGTGACGCTGACGATGGGCAACTCGACGAAAAGCGCGTCGAGTCGATGCTGGCGCTATTCGATCAACCCATCAAGCTGTAAAGGAAATCCATCATGGAAATGCCCGACGACAAGCTGCGCCTCGCCATCGAGGCCGCGCTGCAGAAACACGCCGCCACCGTGACCGAGGTGATGCGCAAGACCGAGGACGATATCAAGACCTTCCGCCAGATCCAGGAGTCGACCAAGGAGGCGGTCGCGAAATTGAACACCGACGGCGCCAAGCTCTACGGCGAGTTGACCGCCGAGAAGGCGAAGCAGGACGCGCGGATCCTGGACCTCGAGCAGCGGGTGCTCAAAGCCGCCCAGGGCGGCGGCGGTGCGCCGCGCGGCAAATCCTTGGGCCAGCAGTTCATCGAGTCGCCCGAGTGGATCGAGTTCGCCGGCAAGGCCAAGAGCGTGCCGAAGCTCACCTCCGCGCCGTTTCGCACCAAGGACATTACGACCACCGGCGGCGGCGGCGGCGGGGTGATCCCCGAGTACTTGCCGACGCCGATCATCCCGGCGTTCCAGCCCTTGGCGATCCGCGATTTGCTGGACGTCGGGACCACCGAGAGCAACTTGATCGAGTGGGTGAAGGAAACCCTCTACACCAACGCCGCGGCGGTGGTGGGCGAGGGCAACTTGAAGCCGCAATCGGCGATCACCTACGGGCGTTTGAATGTGCCGGTGACGACGATCGCGCACTTCATCCGCGCCTCGAAGCAGATCCTCGCCGACTTCAAGCAGCTGCAGACGCTGATCAACGGGCGCCTGACCTTCGGCCTGAAGCTGATCGAGGAGCAGCAGATCCTCTACGGCGACGGCACCGGCGAGAACCTGCAGGGGCTGATTCCGCAGGCGACCGCGTATAACGTGGCGCTCACCAACTTAGCCGCGTTCGATACCCGCATCGACATCATTCGGCACGCCATGCTGCAGGTCATGCAGGCGTTCTATCCGCCGACCGGCACGGTCATGAGCCCGACCGACTGGCAGGCGCTCGAGCTCACCAAGGATCTGCAGCACCGCTACCTCCTGGCAAGCCCCGGGCAGTCGACGCCGGCGATGCTGTGGGGGCTGCCGGTGGTGCAGGCCTTCTCGATGCCGGCCGGCGATTTTCTGGTCGGCAGCTTCAAGCTCGCGGCGACGCTCTTTGATCGCGAGGAAGCGCAGATCCTGGTCTCGACCGAGGATCAGGACAACTTCATTCGGAATCTGGTGACGATTCTGTGTGAGGAACGGCTCGCGCTCGCGGTGACGCGCCCGCAGGCGTTCATTGCCGGCTCGTTCCCATCGACGGGCTATCTCGAATAGGCTAAAGCGAAAGGCCCGCGCGAGCCGCCGCGCGCGGGCCGTCCCTGGCAGGATGACCAGCGGCGGCACTTAACCGACTAGGGGAAATCATGACCACCAAGACCCACATCACCGCCGCCGAACAGCACGAGCAGGCGGCCAAGCACCATCGCGACGCGGCCAAATTGATCGCCGCCGGCAAGCCGGAGGCCGCCGCGCCGCACATCGTCGCGGCCGGCGGGCACCTGGCGCACGCCACCCAGGCCTACGGCACGGTGCTCACGCAGGCGCTGCCCGCGCCGGCCGCGACGGCGGAGGACGCATGACCACTCAAGCCCACGCGCTGCGCACCTTTCTGAACTCGAGTAGCCGCGAGCTGCAACGCGCCGGCACCAAGTTCGAGGCCGAGGACGGCTACGTGAAGGAGCTCGAGCAGCGCGGCATCGTCACCACCGCGCCGGGAGCGGACAAGACGCTGCAGCCGCCGCGCAACCAGGCGTTGAACGCCGCGCCCTCGACCCTGCGCCCGCCGGTCGCGCCGCTGACCTCGGGCTCGCTCAATCGGCCGCCGCCGGTACCGACGGTCACGCCGCCAGCGCCGGCAAAAAAGTCGCGGTAGCCGCCGCGCCCATGCTGCTCCGCACCAGCGCGAATGACGAGCCCCACCAAGAAATCGTCATGAAAATCGCTCTGGCGCGGGTGTTTGTGCTGCGCATCTGGCTCGGGGTGCGGCTGCTGCGCTTCGCCATTTGGGTGATCGGCGGCTCCGCGCAGGCGCAAGAACCGATGAGCGACTACCCATGAGCGCCGTGCCGTCGACCTTCATCACGCTCGGCATGGCGAAGGCGCAGCTGTCGATCGACGACGGCCTGACCATCCACGATGACCGGATCACCTTCCTGATCGCCGCCGCGATCGCCTGGGCGCAAAACTACACGCAACGCAGCTTAGGCGAGCTCATGCAGCTGGCCGCGCCCTTGGTCGTGCCGGTACCGCTGCCGGATCCCATCGACACGCCGACCCCGCCCTTCATGGAACCGGGCGACTACGATCAGCTGTGGCAGGACGCGCCCAACCCCGCCATCCCGCTCGTCCCCAACCCGATCGCCACCGATCAGAGCCAAGCCGACCGGACCGACGTGCAGGCCGCGATCCTCCTGCAAGTGGAACTCCTGTTCGACCGCAACGTGGACAACATCGAACTGCTCGCGGCGACCGCCGAACGGCTCTTGGACCCGTACCGCAATGCGATGGGGGTGTGGTGAACGAGGACGAGCCGCCGGTGCGTTTGATCCTGGCCGCGCTGTTCTACGCGGCGCGGGTGATCGCGAGTCCCGCTGGACCGAGCCGCCAGGAGTTGATGAAGGCCGCGGTCGACGACGCCGACGAGCTCCTGCGCCAGGTGCCGCTATGAGCTGCGGGCTCTGCGGCCGGGCGCGCGCGCATCTGCCAGAGGCTATCAGAGCGCGGCTGGCGGAAGTGGAGCGTCGTATGCGAGTATCCTTGCCACACCATAGCGCCGCAGCACCCCTAGGCCCTCCGGGGCCGCCGCCGGCATCCTCAGCACCCCTGACGGTGACACCGCCATGTGACGAGGCTCTGCCGGCGGTCTCTCGGGGCCATGACCACCGAGACGCCTGAGAATCGCGGGACGTCATGACACCGTACCTACGCCGGCAGTACACCAGAAGGTGCGACTACCGCACAGCGATGCGACTACAACACCAGCCAAGGAGCGGCCATGACCACCGAGACGCCTGAGAACCTCACCCAAGACCCGTCCGAAACCGGGCCGTGCCCGCCGTCGCGCTACGGCATCCCGCCGAATGTCGCGCAGCCCGCCGATCGCGTGTGGGCTAATTTGACGCTGCTCAATCCCAACTCGTCCGCCCTCAATCGGGCGCGCGCGCTGCAGCTGCTCAACGGTCCCCAGGCGCCGCCATGAAGCGGCGCGAAATTCGCCCGACGCAATCGGGGGAACTGCGCCATATCTGCAACATCGAGCAGCTGGTCGAGGTCTTGGATGCGAGCGGCACGCCGGTCCCGACCTACCAGCTGTGGGCGACCAACGTCAGCTTCGCGATCGACGACTGGAAGCCCTACGAGACGCTCGCCGCGCAGGAGCTCGGGCATACCCTGAACACGCGCATTCGGATTCGGTGGCGCCCCGGCGTGGTCGAGTCGATGCGGCTCGCGGTCTGCACCAATCCCGGCTACACGCCGCAGGTGTGGGAGTATTACGAAATCGTCGGCATCGTGCGCGACATCACCATGCGGGTTGAAATGCAGCTCACCTGCGTCAAGCGGACCCAAGCGGGCTTCCGGCGCGGACCCACCGGGGTCGATGTGGGCCTGGGCGGCTCACCGTCCGAGACGTTTGAACAATTCGCGCCGCCAGGGCCGCCCGGGCCGCCGGGCCCGGCGGGATCGCCGGCGACCACCTTCACCTTCGAGCAGACGACGCCGGCCGCGCTGTGGACGATCGCGCATCAACTCGGGCGCTTCCCGGCAGTCTCGGTGGTCGACTCGAGCGAGCGCGAAGTCGAGGGCGACGTGTCCTACCTCGACAGCAACAATTTGACGGTGACTTTCTCTGCGCCCTTCTCGGGCGTCGCATATCTCAACTAGGGGCGCAGCATGGCACGCAAATTCCTAACGAACTTAGACCTCTCGCAGAACCAAATCCTGAACGCGACGCTGCAGAACCTTGCCGCCGCGCCCTCGACGCCAGTCCCAGGGCAGGTCTACTTCGACACCGCGCAGAACCGGCCGTACCTGTGGAACGGCGTCGGGGCCGCGTGGCAATGGGCCGCGACCAACAGCGACAACCTGAACGGCCAGGCGCCCGCCTATTACCTCGCGCGCGCGAACCACACCGGCACGCAGGTTGCCACGACCATCAGCAATTTGCAGGCGACGGTCATCAGCTACACGCTCGACACCTTCGCCGCGCCGGTGAACCCGGTCAGCATGAACGGGCAGCGCGTGACCGGCGTCGCCGCGCCAACGCTGAGCACGGACGCCGCCAACAAGCAGTATGTCGATTCGACCGCGCAGGGCCTGACGCCGAAGCCCACCGCGCGCGCCGCGACCACGACCCCGCTGCCGACGAATGTCTACGCCAACGGCACGGCCGGCGTGGGCTCCTCCTTGACCGCGACCGCGAATGGCGTACTCACCATCGACGGCTATGCGGTCGCGCTCAATGACGTGGTGCTGGTCAAGAACGAGGCGACGGCGGCGAACAACGGCCTGTATACGCTGACCGGCCTGGGCAGCGCGGGTGCGCCCTACGTCCTCACGCGGCACGTCGACATGGATCAGTCGGCCGAGTTCGGCGGCGGCTTCGTGCCGGTCGAGAACTTGGGCGCGGTCAATGCCAACAGCCTGTGGCTGTGCAACGTCGCCAACGCGATCACGGTCGGGACGACCGCGGTGTCCTTCACGCAGCTCAATTCCGCGACCGTCATCACCGGCGCGAGCGGCGTGAGTGTGTCGGGCAACGTCGCGAGCGGCGTGGTGCTCGCCAGCGGCGGCGTGCTGGTCGGGGCGGGCGGTTTCTACCTCGACACCACGGTCGCGGCGCGCAAGTACGTGACGGCTGTGGGCGACGGCTCCTCGACCTCGATCACCGTCACCCACAACTTGGGCACCCAGGATGTGGTGGTCGGGGTGTACTTGGCCGCCTCGCCTTACTCGGAGGTCGAATGCGACGTCGCGCATACCACCGGCAATACGCTGACCCTGGCGTTCGCGACTGCGCCGGGCGCCGGGCTGCTGCGCTGCGTGGTTCACGGCTAACCCATGCGTTCCACGCTCGGCATCGCGCCAGTCCTCGCCACCGATCCGGTGCGCCTCGGCGACGGGCCGACTTGGACAAACCCTCACACATTCAGCGCGCTGCTCACCGCGAACCTCGGCTTAACCGTGGCGGGCGCGGCGTTCAAGTCGCGCGGCATCGCCGACAACGCCACCGCGAACGCGCTCACCATTGCGAGCACGGGTGGCCTCACCGTGACTGCGCCGGCGAGCGGCCCCGCGCTCAGCGTCACGAGCGTCGCCAGCACTTCGGGCAACAACAGCGCCGTTGTAGTCAAAGGCTCGACCACCAGCGGCCAATCGTGGGGCGTGCAGATTTCGGCGGGCACGACCAGCGCGGATCGCGCGCTGTGGGTACTCAATGCCGCGAACTCAGCGTCGCTTTTTCAAGTGTCCGGTGATGGCTCGGTGCTGGTCGGCAGTAGCGTGACTGGGCAGGGAGCAGGCGTTATCAATGTGGCGAACTCCTACTGCATCAATGGCGTCAGGCAGCCGATCTACTCCGCTGCGAGCGCGAACAGCGGTTGGGGCACACCCACGGGCGGCGCGGCGGTGGCGAGCTTTCCGGGCGCATCAGCGACGCTGGTGCAGTGCTCGACAGCGATTGCACAACTGCTCACCATCCTGAAGACAGCCGGCGTGATTGCTGCATGAATGATCCGCACACGGAACAGGACGCGGCCAGAGCCCGCGAGCAGGCCGCACTCTGGATCGCGGGCCGCCAGTGGCTCGCGGTGAACCGCTGGAAACTGTATGCAGCAGGGCTGGCAGCCTTCGCGGCAGGCTTCGCGTTCGGCGTTTATTACTGAAGGAATCGCCATGCCGCACGTGACCCATGTCCAGATCACCGTCGACCAGGTTGAACTGCAGACCCTGAAAATGGCCTTGGCTGCGCTGCAACTCGCCGCGCAAAGCGTCACGGCGTCGCTCGATGCCCAGGTCCAGGCGGCGCTCGAGGCGCACGCGGCGGCCGAGCAGCCGAAGCACAACCCGCCGCCGGCCGAGGCCAACGGTCACTTCAAGTCAGCGCCCCCATGAGCGTCACCACCGGCCGCAATACGCAGTTCATTTCCGGGCTCGCCGAGCTCACCCGCCAGATCAACGCGCTCGCGAGTCTCGAGGAAGGCAAGGCGTTGAAGCGGTGCGTGAAGTCGGGCATCAACGAAGTCCTCAAGATCGCGCGCGTGAACATCCCAGTCGCCAAGGCCGCGCATCGCCTCAAGAGCAACAAGAAGCTGCGTAACGTCGGCGCGCGCGGGCAGGTGGTCGCGCCCGGCTTTGCGCGCAAGAGCCTGCGCACCATCTCGACCATCAACGCCGATAAGAACATTGCCTCGGGGATCCTCGGCGTGCGCAAAGCCGCCTACTATGCGGTGCAGTTCCTGGAGTTCGGCACCCGCAAGATGCCAGCGCAACCGTGGCTCAGGCGCTCACTGCTCGAGGCGCGCGACGCCGCGGAGGCCGCGCTCAAGCGGTCCCTGCAGGTGTCGATCGACAAGGCGGCGAAAACCAAATGATGCTCGAGGAAGGAATGCGCAACTTCCTGCTCGCCGCGCCGCCCGTGGCGGCGCTCGTGGGCGCGCGCGTTTTTGGCCTCTTGCGCCCGCAAACCTCCGAGCTCCCGGCGACCATGATTCAGCGCGTCGCCACCACCCGCCAGGTGCTGTTCTGCGGCACCACCCCGCTCGTCGATGCGCAGATTCAGGTCGATGCCTACGGCATGACCGGCGATGACGCCTGGGGGCTCGCCAAGGCCGTGCGCCAAGTCCTCGTGGATTTCAAGGGTATGATGGATGCGACCTACGTCGATCATTGCTCCCTGGTCAACGAATTGCCGTTGGTCGATCCCGAGCCTGGGATCATTCGCATCACTCAGCTTTACAACGTCTGGTACGTGGAGGATTAAATGCTATGAGCACACCCAACCCGGTCCCCACCCCATTCGTGGGTGCGGTGTTTCTAGCCATCGGCAACGGCGCCGCGCCCGAAGTGTTCACGCGCTACTGCGAGGTCGATTCGCTCTCGGGCGTCGGCGTGAAGAACGATCTGGTCGAAGTCACGACGTTCTGCTCGGGCGGCGCGAAGGAGTACATCGGCGGCCTGTCGGACGGCAAGGAAGTGACCTTCGGCGCGAACTACGTCATGGACGAGCCGATCCAAGAGAGCCTGATGGCGGACGTCGATGCGAAGGCAAAGCGCAACGTCGAGGTGCAGATCGACGGCCCGCAGGGCTCGACGGTCAAGTCCTTTGCCATGACGCTCACCATGCTCGACTGGGAATTTGACCCCTCCGTGAGCAAGCAGAACGTGATCAAGTTCATCGGCAAGATCACCGGCCCGATCGTCCGCTCGTGAGCGATTTCCTCGAGAACACCATCACCATCCGCGGCCGGCAGTTCGTGGTGCGCGAGCTCGACGGCAAGACGATGGCGGCGGCGCGGCGCATCATCGCCGAGGACAAGTCCCGGCTCGAGGCCTTCGTCACCTGGAAGGGCTGCGTGGACCCGCCATTCAAGGACGAGGCCGAGGTGCTGGCGCTGCCGCAGATTTTCGCCGACAAGATCAGCGAGGAGGTGTTCCGGCTCACCAAGGCGGACCCGGAAAAAAACGCCTAACGCCCGAGGAACTGTTCGAGCATCGGCTCGCGGCGCTGCTCGGGCGCTCATTGGGCGAAGTCGGTGCGCTCTCGCACCATGAACTCGTGCGCTGGCGGCTGTACTGGAGCGAGGAGCCGTGGGGCGCGTACCGCGACAACATGCACGCCGCCATGATCGTGAGTGAATTGTTGAAACCGCACTACAAGCAAGGCGCGACGCCGCTACCCATGCACCGATTCATGTTCGAGCACCAAGAGGACCGCAAGCGCCAGGCCGCCGCGACCTTCGTCGCGCGGCTCGATGCGATGGCGCGGCGTGATGCCCGCAAGAGGAAAAAATGACGGACTTAGCCGCGCTCGTCGTTCGGCTGCAGGCGGACAACAGCGAGTACGTCAAGGCGCTCGAGCAGGCCAGCAAGAAGCTCGAAAAATTCGGCAAGGAGCAGGAGGGCGCGCTCAGCGAAGTCAAAGAGCAGTTCGCCGAGTTTGGCAAAGGCATCGCCGCCGCGTTCACCCTGGACAAGCTGATCGAGTTCTCCTCGGAGGCGATCGAGAGCGCCGCCAGCCTCGAGAAAATGTCGCAGTCGACCGGCATCGGGGTGGAAGCCTTGGGCGCGCTCAGGCTCGCCACCGCCGCGAGCGGGCTCACGACCGAGGAGCTCGGCCTGAGCTTGAAGAAACTGAACGTGAACATTTCCGAGGCCGCCGGCAATGTCCACAGCAAGGCCGCAGTCGCGTTCGGCGCGCTCGGGATCAGCGTCACCGATGCGAACGGCAAGCTCAAGGACGCTGGCGCGCTCCTGCCAGAGCTCGCGGACAAGTTCGCAGCGATGGAGGATGGCCCGAACAAGGTCGCCTTCGCGGTCGAGCTCCTGGGCAAGCAAGGCCAGAACATGATCCCGGTTCTGAACAAAGGCGCGGCGGGCCTCAAGGAATTTGAGGATGCGGCGAAAGCCGCCGGCTTCACCACCGCCGCGACCGCCGAGCAGGCCGAGGAGTTCGAGCAGAAGGTCAACGTGCTGAAGGCGACGCTGGTCGATGGCTTCGCCGCGCAGCTGGTCGGGAAGCTGCTGCCGGCCATGTCGTCCTTGGTCGACGCCTTCAACGACACCGGGCGCGGCGCGGGCGCAATGAGCGTGCTCGCGACCGCGATCGCCGGCGCCTTCAAGGTGGTCGCCGTCATCGTCCTCAATGTGGCGGGCGAGCTCACCAACATCGGCAAGTCGATCGGCGCGGTCGCCGCGGCCGCGGTCGAGGCCGCGCAGGGCAATTTCAAAGAGGCGGCCGCGATCTGGAAGGACAGCAACGCGGAGAATCTGGCGGATGCGCAGGCGACCGCCGACGCGATCGCGGACATTTGGGAGGCCGGGACCGCCCGGGAACTGTCGATCATCTCGACCGCCGAGGCCGAGAAGAAGCGCATCCGGGGCGACGGCAAGGATCCGAATCTCGCCGAGGCCGAGAAGATCGACGCCGCCAAGGTCAAGCTCGAGGACTACAGCAACGCGCTCAAAGCGCAGGCCGCCGCGTTCGGCTTGGGCAAAGCCGCGCTGATCGAGTACGACCTGCAATTTGGCGCGCTGCACAAGGATGTGGTCGAGGCGGGCGCGGCCGGCGCGATCTTCGTGGCCGCGATCCGCGCCAATGCCGCCGCGCTGCAGCAGAAGATGGACACCAAGCAGATCAAGGACGTGACCGACGCGCTGCAGGAGGGCGTCATCAAGTACGGGCAGTCCGAGCTCGCCGCCGAGAAATACAAGAACCAAACCGGCGAGCTCGGCCAGGCCTTGGACCGCATGGCCGATCACGGCGTCGCGGCGCGCGCGAAGATGGACGCGCTCGCCGCGAAAGATATTTGGCAGAAGGATCAGGACGCGCTCGAGGCGATCGACCGCGAGACCTTGACCATGACCGGGCACCTGAAAGAAGCCGCCGCCGCCGCGTTCGACTTCCAGAACAAGCTGCTCATCAAAAACACCCAGGACACGAACGATGCGGCGGGCCAGGCGAAGCTCGCGCACCTGAAGGACCAGGCGGTCGCGCAGGGCGCGTTCAACGAGGAAGTCGAGAAGGCGCGCGTGGTCGAGGAACGGCTCAAAGACGTCGAGGATGAGATCAACCTGGAACGCGCCAAGGGCAGCATCACCGAATTGGGCGCGCAGGCGAAGCTCGAGGACGCGCGCTCAACCGCGATTACTGAGCTTGGGCTGATTCACGATGCCGAGGTGAAGATCGCCGACTCCGCCATCGGCAACCCGAAGGAAATCGCCGAGGCGAAGGCCCTGGCCGATGCGATCAAGGGCGTGCAGAAGCAGACCGACGCGCTCGAGGAATCGGTGCGCGACAAGCTCGAGGCTGCGTTCGCAGACAATTTCGAGAAGCTGATCACCGGCGCGGAATCGTTCCGCAAAGCGGTCATGAACATGCTCAAGGACGTCGAGAAGATGTTTCTCGACGCAATCGCCAAAAACTACGCTCAGCAGCTGTTCGGCGTGGGCGGCGCGGCCGGCGGCGCGGCCGGGGGGCTGTCGAGCCTGATGGGCTTGGTCGGCGGCAGCGGCGGCGGCGGCTCAGGGATCGCCTCGACCGCGCTCGGCGCAACCGGCTCGAGCGAAGAATCCCTGCTCGCGGGCATTCCCGGCCTCGCCGCCGGCGGCACGATCCCCCTGGGGAGTTTCGGCTTAGTCGGCGAGCAGGGGCCGGAGCTTGCCTATTCGGGCTCGCAGAACTTGAACATTGCGCCGCTTTCGTCGGCCGCGAACCGGCCGGTGAACGTCACCAACCATTTCATGATCGAGGCGCCTGGGGGGACCATTTCGCGCCAGTCGCAGATGCAGACCGCGGCGGCGGCGGCGCGCTCCTTGGGTCAAGCGAACCGGCGCAACAATCAATGATCACGCCCGATACCTCGCCGATCTTTCCCGGCTGCCCGTCGTTCGGCTTTACCGCGGAGCCCGAGTACCTGGTCAAGATCACGGCGCGCGAGGGCGGCTATGAGCGGCGCGATCGCAAGTGGGCCCGACCACTGATTAAATTTACAGGGGTGCCGCTCGGCGATCAGCCGCAGGCCGACATTGAGCAGGTGCTCTATTTCTGGCACGCGATGGGCGGCATGTCCTCGCCGTTTCGCTTTCAGGACTGGACCGACTACAAAAGCTGCGGGCTCGATGCCGAGCCGGCGGCGACCGATCAGCCGATCGTCGCCACCTTGGACACGCCGCCGAAGCTGCGCCTGGTCAAGCAGTACGTGGTCGGCTCGATCATCCAGCAGCGCGAAATCCTGCGCCCGTTGGGCTCCTCGCTCTCGATCGCGAATGAGGGGGGCGCGGTGCAGCCGGCCTCGAGCTGGACGGTGGACGAGAGCACCGGCCTGCTCACGATCGGGACCGGTTTTAGCGGCACGCCGACCGCCTGGGGCGGGGAGTTCTTTTGTTGGGTGCGCTTCAACGCGCAGCTGAATCCCCAAGTCTCGAACTACCAGATCCAGAACGTGACCGTTCAGCTGGCCGAACTGCGGGTGCCTTTACCATGATGTTTTCTCGAAAGCGATACGATGATCACTTCGCTCAACTACTCAGGAGGATGGATACCATGTCTACTCAACTCGACGCCCTCACCGCCCAGGTCACGCAGACCAACACCGTCGCCGCCTCGGCGATCACGCTGCTGCAGGGATTGAAGACCCAACTCGATGCCGCCATCGCGGCGCAACCCGGGGATGACGGGGCGGCGCTCGACTCGCTTTCGACATCGCTTGGCACCGAAACCACTGCGCTTGCTGCCGCGGTCACGGCTAACACGCCGGCCGCGAACTCCTAACGGGTACGCGGCGGGGCGCGCATGAAGACGATCCCGCCGCTGCTCCAGGCGGACCTGCAGCAGAGCACCACCTACATCGCGTTCCTGTGGTCGATCACGCTGGCGGACGGGCGCGTGATCCGCGGTACCGAGCACGACCTCGATATCGTGATGCCGGCCGACTCAGGCACGCCGCCCGCCTGGCCGGCCGCCGCCGCCGGCACCTACTCTGCGATCGCGAACGTCACCGCCGGCGACATTGCGAGCAATTCGGACATGGCGGTCGATAACCTCGAAGTGTCCGGTGCCGTACAGAGCGCGCCGTACACCGAAATCCTCGACGTCACGGTCGATGAAATCGAGGCGGGGCTCTTGGATATGGCGCCGGTCGCGGTCTACATCTGCAACTGGCAGCAGCCGGCGCATGGCTGCCTTGAGATTAAATCGGGGTTCTTAGGTGCGATCACCCGCGATAGCGACGGCAAGTACACGACTGAAGTGCGCGGCCTCTCGCAGCTGCTTTCGCAGATCGTGGTGCAGACCTTCAGTGCGACCTGCAACGTGGTCAAGTTCGGCGACGCGCGCTGCAAGTACAACGTCGCGGCAATCACCATCGGGGGCACGGTCGCGGCGGACTCCGCGGACCTGCAGCAGTTCGCCGTGACGCTCGCCCAGGCGACGCCGCCGCCGTGGTACAGCTACGTGGGCGGCACGCTCACCTTCACTACGGGCGCGAACGCGGGATTCTCGCGCGAGGTCAAGCTCGACCCGAACAAGAACGCGGGCGTGATTCAGTTCTGGGATCAGTTCCCGGAGGCGGTTGCCGAGGGCGATGCCTTCACGCTCTCGCCCGGCTGCGATCGCCAGCCGCCAACCTGCATCCGCTACGGCAACTATGCGAACTGGCGCGGCTATGGCGTGTTCATCCCGGGCGTCAACGCGCTCCTGGCCGGGCCCACATCGGTCGCCGCGCTGTGATCGCGCAGGTTATTCGGTGGACAGGGGCGATTCTGCTCAGCCTAGTCATGGGCTGTGTCGTGGGCATTCCGATCTTCTACTGGGCGATCAAGGTGGCGTGGTGATCGCGCCGGCGGCCGTCGTCGCCCAGGCGCACGAGTGGGTGGGCGTGCGCTACCTGCATCAAGGGCGCACGCGCTTCGGTTGCGACTGCTTGGGCTTCATCGCCGCGCTCATGGGCGAGCTCGGCGAGCCGCGGCTGTTGGAATGGCTGCCGATCAACTACGGCCGCGAGCCGCAGTCGCTGCTGATCGAGAACGTGACCGCGCACACCACCCCGGAAGTGCTGCAGCCGGCCGCGCTGATCTTGATCCAGTGGCCGCTCACCGAGTTCGCCTCGCACGCCGCGATCTATACCGGCGTGAGCATGATCCACGCCTACGAGTCGGTCGGCCGGGTGGTCGAGCATGGCTATCGCGAACCGTGGATTGCGCGCACCGCGGGGGTGTGGGCGCTGCCGGGCGTGGCCTATGAGTAACGACCATTAGCAACCTCGGCCAAGCTGCGCTCATCGTCGTCGGCACGGTGGTCGGCGCGTACTTTGGCGAGCCGCAACTGGGCTTCGTCCTGGGGAGCCTGGCCGGCGCCGCGCTGTTTCCGACGCAGCTGCCGAGCGGACCCAAGATCAGCGACAACCGCACCACCAGCGCCTCGGTCGGCGGCCCGGTGTCGATCGTGTTTGGCACCGCCGACGTGGCCGGTACCGTGATCTGGCTCGCGCCCTACGTGCAGACGGCGAATGAGTCCGGCAGCAAGGGCGGGCCGCAGCAAACGACCTATCAGTATAACCAGTCGATCGCGATCGGTCTGTGCGAGCCGATCGGGAACCTGCTGCGCGTCTGGGAGAACGGCACCATCGTCTATGACATTCGCCCGCAGCAGGCGGCGAACACCGACTTGAACCTGCTCGCGGAAACCGACTTGGAGTACTCGAACCGGCTCACCGTGAGCGCGATCTACGCCGAGACCTTCGTGCTCTATACGGGCAGCGAGACGCAGGAAGCGGACCCCACCATCGAGTCGATCGAGGGCTACGGCAATGTGCCGGCGTTCCGCAGCTTGGCCTATATCGTGTATCCGAACCGGCTGCTGCAGGCCACGCAGGGCTGGCGCCATCCCACCTTTCGCTTCGAGGTGAGCGCGCAAGGCACCGGCGAGTGCGAGACCGTGACGCAGTACTCCAACGAGGTGCTCTATCCGTGGGTCGGCGGGGACGGCGATCCCACCAATCCGAACAACAGCAATTCGTTTCACATCGAGTCTTGGGACGCCGCCGCGCCGAACTCGGTCGCCTGGCCGGGCGAGGCCAACTCGTATCCGAGTCTCGCTGATGCCTTAGGCTACATCGCGCCGGCGTTCAACGGCAGTCCATACAACATTTTCGTCGGCTACAACCTGACCAACCCCGATGGGACGGTCGCCACGCTCGCGCAGGCCGGCGGCCCGGCGCTTGCCGGCGCGCACTTAAATCCAGACCCGGCGCGCGTGACGCTGCATTTCAACTGCCGCCTGGTAAGCACGTATTCGTCGGCTTTGCACGCCGGCATGATGAGCAACCGAGGCGACGTGCTGTGGGCCAACTCCGCGGTCTATGAAGTGCTCGGCCCGTGGACCGGCTATCCGCAAGTCCCCTCGCCGGTCGTCGCGCCGTGGAATGCCGTTTCGGCGAATGCCGCCTACGGGACCAACGAATGGTATGTCTCGGCCGATACGCAGATCGTCGTCAACCGCGCGCCGGCCGCGCCCCTGCCGCCGTGCGCGGGCCTGACCCGCTGGGCGCAGGACACCGACTATGCGGTCCAGGCGGACGGCACCCTGATCAAGTGCGCCGTCTGGGCGCAGGACACCACGCAACGCTATTACGTGCTGCAAGCCACGCAGTTAAGCCAGGCCGGGGTCTGCATCTACCCGCAAAGTCCGGCGCTGCCGGAGTCGAGCCCGGATAACACCGAAGCGTTCTGGACGGCCGCGT